CCCATTCATGCCTTTAACTGCGGCTCCTCCGCTAAGGATATCAAACTCCGGGGATACGTTCTTTAAAGGACCATCATTCATACCCCTAAAATACATGGGACGCTCACCTCTTACAACACGATCAAGATCTTCCTTATACAAATCCTTTATCCATGAAGGAATCTCCTCCGGTCTATTTTTCTTAGCCATAAATCACGTTTTTCCACAAATATACGCACAATCAAACGGATATTAAAACACGAGACGGGAACATGATCCACATCACATACCCGCCCATGATATCAACATAAGACCAAATCCCGCCCCATTGAGGGCGCTAGCGTGTCAACTAGCCATTCTCCCAATCCAGAAAATCACCGTCCACTCGCTCCTTCAATGACTTCCTGTCATTCAGAAATACCTTATAGGACTCGATGTAAGACGAGTCAAGTATGCCTAACTTGGCGGCGTTATAGTCGTTCAGCATCTTCTGCTCAACACCGCTACCCCATAGGGCGTCGATACAGGCCTCCAATATCTTGTTGGCCGTCAACGTGGGCCATACCCTGACCTCGTTGTAACTATAGGAGATCACGGGGGCCATATCGTCACCCATCTCCCTTCTCTCCTCTCTAACGTCCCACCGGTACAGGTAGGATCCGTCACCGTCCTTTTCTATAGTGATCGGTATAGTGTCGCTATATGTTCTTTTCATGTCTTGTTATTTAATCGTTATACAAAAAAATTCCCGACGTGAGACGTGCGGCTACGCCGACGTTTTACGATATTCGGGGAAAAAGCAAAGGCGCGAACCAAAGTATTTAGCCGCAGCGGAAGACGCATCATGCGTATTTATGTAAGCAAGGCCCGAATTCTGCCCAATGTCCGCAGAACCGCCAATCAGTAACACCTGTATGCGGTTTGCTGATGTATAGGTGTAATAGTAGTCACACCAGTAGGTAGAGGAGCTACCGCCGACCTCCGTGGCCACTATATCGCCATCTTCTCCAAGCAACATCTTCTTGGCATAACCATCTGTACGGCAGATATTGCCTTTCTTGTCATAACCGGTGTAAGAGGTGTCGCTGAAATTCGATGGGTCATCGGTAGTCCATAATATGGATAATCCCGCATCGCCCGTGGTGACCTGTATATTGGCCCCGTCAGTGTATTTCCATATGTGTCCGAACGGATTCTCTATGCCACGATACCTGTTAGCCATCAACGTGGCGTGAGTACCGCCGGAAGCGTTCTTCACCACATATGCCTTCTCTCCCGAGCCGTTCCCGAACTCGTTGGTATAGCCGCATGGGATAAGGGGGTTGGCGTTGTTGAAGTTAGTCCAATCCGTCATTTGCGTCGGTCCCGGACCTAAGCCACCTTGGGCGAAACCGTTAGCGTCCTTCTGGGCGTTGAAAGGCTTCTGGCTGTCCAGTGTGGCGTACTCGACGGCGAATAGCCAGAACAGGGTCTTGTGGGCGTTGTAGGTATACATTTCCCAACCACTGCCACGTTTCCTTGCGGCTTGCCGGAATTGGTCTCGGGTGAGGTTGGTGACGGGGCGGCCTAGCAAGGAACGATAGGTGCCGTCCCATTCAGCGGTGTTGTCGCCGCCGCGGACGCTAGAATCAGTAGAATTAACACCTTTAGAACTAAACAAAGTCGAATTATTACGATAAATTCTAGCCTCCATAGTAGATATGTAAAATTTATCTATGTGGTTATATCCGGGTAAAGGTATTGCAGAGAACATCGCTTTAAACTTAGTACCATTTGTATATAATTTAAACCAATGTTCAGGGATCTCAACCATAGCCGATTGTGTTAGAATATCATCAACTGCCTCGTCATTGTATCTCACAATACTTCCATTATTATCAATAATACAGCGTATCATCCCGCTCTGCACCGGCAACTCCCGATGTAGTTGCATATTACCTACTCTAACCCCATCAGGACTAGATGATGCAGTATCCCACTCAACACCATATGCGTACCTTTCTTCTAGATCTGGTATATCTTCCCAAGCTGGAGACCACTCGGCCGAAATGTCACCATATTCAAGTTTAATCTTATGGATGGTGGAAGTTGATGTGCCAGTTTTAGGAGAACTAAATACAATCATATGTGTATTATCAGCTACTGCATCTCCGATATTAGTAATCCATTTAAAAGTCTTACTGGCCTTCCCATTCACAAAGTCAGCCTTGCTGAACTGAGCCATAGAACCTACTGCACCAGTAGAGTTATATATAGTTAACATTTCCTTATCAACACCCAATTCTCCAAAAATAGTCAATGTTACTTGTGTTCCTTTAGATATCGGTTCAGTTAGCCAATAATTAGCCATCTCATACTTGGAATTACTTACCTCTGTACTAGATCCAAGCAATAAATTCTTTCCATATACTGGTAGTTTACGATATTTACCATCATCCATTAAAGATTTAGTTCCATCACCTGTAGTATGTATTGTTAACTGCTTAGTATTATTCTCAGAAAGATTACTTGTTAGATTTGTATATACATCAATCCCACCACTTACTGGCATTAAATAATTCATACCAGCATTTACATTTACAGATAAATCTTGATATATAGAGATTTGTATAGAAGAATTCTGCAATATTCCCGCATCCTGTTTTATATAAAGCCAAATAGAATTATCATCATTAACATTATACCCACCAAAAATACTTGATATGTATACTCCATTATCTCTGACTGGAAATATATTAACAGCATTGCTTGGAAGTTTCTCTAATAATTTATTATAATTTTCCTGAGATATAGATAGGTTACCACTTGATGATATCTCCATAACAATGTCAAACACTGTGTAATCTGGTTCGACTACCACATCCTTCCACGTGCCATCTCCACAAAGAAACCTACCCTCATCTCCCTTCGCCGGAGCTGGTACCAATCCATCCTCCCCAGCCTGAGACGCCGTAGCGCCAACCATATCCTTGACCTTATCAAGTCTACTGTCTATTTGATTACCATCGTACTTACCAATAAAATCTTCCATGTTTTGAAAAATATTAAATTTAATAAAATATATTATATTTCTTTATAAGTTTATGAGTGTATTTTATTCATTAAAACACACTCTTAATCCTTACTGGGTTAAACAATAACCCTCTATCGATTATCCTTTGGATAGATCCACAGGAATCACCGACTACTTTTCTCATAATGTTTAACGCGCCGTTCACATCAGCATTAATGAGTTTTCCTGTTGAGGACTGGTATAGTCCTCTTTTCTTTCTCTTTCCCAAATAGTTTTCATGTTTTCCTATCGCTTCAAAAGCCAACGAATCGCATTTCGAAGTGTAGGATTCTTCATGCGTAACTATTTCTATTCCTGCCAATTTGCATTTGTATTCCATGTAACTGATTAATCTCGCAAAAGGGATTTGAGTAAACTTCTGATTGTTTCTTTTTCCCATGTTTACTCCTTGTTTCCATCCCTTATTATAGCCTACAATTAATTTTGTCACTTCGGAATTTATAAGCAAATCTACTATCTTTCTGCTTATTTTGTGAAATACATCTTCTATGTATAATTCTCTGTCATAATATAATTTCTTTATACGCTTAGTCATTCCTTTTATCTTTTGCAAATCCTTAATACTATTCAATTTAGCTAATGTCTTATTAAATAGCTTATTGTATGATTTTATAAATTCCCCGCTGAAAAGATATGCGAAATCCTCACTAACTAATGTTACAAGATTGTCGATACCTAGATCAATTGAAGATACTTTCTCCCTCCTTCCCTTACTGGTTTCCGTATCTTTGACCTCATAAATTATCTCGACTTTATATCCTTTATTCAAGGGCTTTATTCTGACTTGATTAAAATCTTTTATCAAATCCTGGTACTTTTCATATTGAGGTATACCTATCGAAAGACTTTTTGATAATACAATTTTTCCGTATTTAATCTTGCAACTTTGATTCGTATAACACAAGTAAAATTCCGAACCTCTTTTCCTATAACATGGAAGACATGGTTTTTCTTTGTATTTATTAGGATGCTTCTTGTAATCTTGCACTGATTTGTAATATCCTTTAATATTTTTGTCAAGAACCCGAAGAATTTGTTGACTGCATTGTGCTTTCAATAACTTATAATTAATGCCACCATCCAAGTTTTTAGTGTTCTTCATAATGGAATCAAGTTCAAAATAGGATAGCCATTTGCCTTCTTTTGAAAGCATTTCCCTGAATATATATAAAACTTGATTGTATAAGTTATTGCTAATCTTGCATAGCGTTGATATCTCTTCATTTTGTCCTATGTTAAACTTATACACCAATCTCATTTTCCATATCGTTTTAATATACAAGGGAGAGGCGGCAAATACCCCCCCCCCATATGTTAATAAATCAATAAATTTTCTCATCATTACTAAACCATCTTACTATCATCTTGAACCGGCTCTCAATGTCATTCACGAATCTTGCCAAGAACCAATCGCCACGAAGACGATCCCGCCACCTCCGATGATAATCGACA